TTAAATCAAGATATTCAGTTTGGCCAAGTGCATATGCATCAGGTGCATTAGTTAAGTGTCGTAAAGTAGGTGCTGCAAACTGGGGTAATAAATCTGAGTCAGTTAAACTTGATGAATTAAAATTGTCTCCTAAAGATAAAGAAGGATTAAACAAATCAGTTAAAGCAGCTGTAACCAATGCATCCAGAAAAGTAGGTTTAAATAGACCAGAAGCAATGCGTTTTGAACCTAAATCAGAAGGATATATTCCAGAAGAAGGATATGATGTTGCAAGAGATCAAGGAAGGGTAAGACCATCTAAGGACAAGAAAGATGCAACTACAATGCCACCAAGTAATGAAATGAGAAAGACACAGAAGGTAAACAAAGGTCCTTCTGCTCTTGATCGTGTTAAAGCAAAGTATGGTAAGTCTGTGATGAAAATGGGAGAGGAATTAGATAGTAAAGATAAACCATTTGTAAAAGACTTAGTTAAGAAACTAAGAGGTGGTTCTAAAACACATGCAAAACAAGCAGATGATTTAGAAAAAGCAGTAAATGAAGATATAAAAAGAGATGAGTATGGAGATCCAATTGGTGGACCTAAGATCTCAAAGAAACAAAAAGCAAAAAATCTTGCATCAAATACACCTGATGAGCAACATACTACAACAACATCAGAAGCAAAAGTAGACAAACCAATGATCTTTGGAAAAAGTCTAGCAAGAAACGAAAGGAAATTTGGTAAAAAAGGTAGTACACAACCTCAAGGATACTTTGGTCAGAAACCATCACAGGCAGCTGAACTTAGTAAGAAGAGAACAGATGAGCATAAAGCAAAAAGAGGTGTAAAGACTAAAGGTGTTATGGAAGATGTGGTTACTGAAAAGTGTTGGCCAGGTTATGAAAAGAAAGGTATGAAGACTATGTTTGGTAAGAGGTATCCAAACTGTGTTAAGAAAAAAGTTAAAAAAGAAGAATTTTCTAATTGGAGAGATGAAATAGGTTTTGAGGGTAAGGATTCATCAAAAAAGATTGATGAAGACTGGCAGAAAGTTAATCGCAAAGACAAAACTGATGGTTTAAGTCAAAAAGCAGTTAACGCATATCGTCGTGAGAATCCAGGTTCAAAGTTAAAAACAGCAGTTACAAAAGATCCTAAAAAATTAAAAAAGGGATCTAAGTCTGCAAAGAGAAGACTATCATTCTGTAGAAGAATGAAAGGTATGAAGAAAAAACTTACCTCTGCAAAAACAAGTAGAGATCCAGATTCAAGAATTAACAAAGCATTAAGGAGATGGAATTGTAGTTATGAACCAACAGGAACAACAATCGCAGAAAAAGCACTCTCAAAAAAACAACAAAAATTCTTCGGGATTGTTAGAGCGGCTCAAAAAGGTACTCTCGACGGGGAAGCGTCGCCACAGGTTCAAAGAGCTGCTGCCAGCATGACTCAAAAAGATGTAAAGAAATTTGCATCTACTAAACATAAAGGATTACCAGAAAAGATAAAATCTGAAGAATGAATGAATCAGTAGCAGTTAAAAAGGTAATTGATGTTGTTAGAGGTAAAAAACCTGAAAGGAAACCTCAAAAGGCAATGGACGCGGGTGCAAGAGGTAGAAGATTACTACAGAGAAGGGAATATAAAGCAAAGATATCTCCATTCGTACCAAAAGAATTAGAAGACTAATTCTTTAATACATAAATATATCTAGAAACGATTATAGGTAACGTATTATGTCTCTTTGGGGCAATAAAGATTTAATTGCTGAATCAGGTACTATAACAATCAACACATCCACAGGTGTCATTACTGGTTCCTCCACAACATTTACTACAGCAGGTGTTGCCGAAGGAGATGTTATTGTCGTGGGAGCAGGTGCTACTTACGGATATGGTGTTATTAGTTCTGTCGCAAGCAATACATCCGCAACATTAAAAGAAGTCGCACATCTAATTCCAGATGCTAACGACGAAATTCAAACAAACACAGCATATTTCATCAATCAGGAACCAAAATCTTCCTTTAAGGGTGGACAGTTCGCTGCTCCTGATACTAAGAGTAACTACTACTCTAGTGTATTCGGTGTAGATACAACTGAGCAAGATGCAGTTAATGGTAAAACTGGCGATGCTCGTAAGTACGCAGCACCTCATGCAGGTTGGGTTGGAGTTACTACATACAATAATGCTGACGGAACATTAAGAGTTAAGACCGAAGTATTAGTTGCTTCAAGCAGTATCTCTGGAGACCAAGAGGACAGCAAATACCCTAACTCCTAATAATACATTTAGTATTAAATTTTACATTTTAATAATATGACATGAGATTTGATGAATTGAATGAAAATAACTACTTGTTATTTGCTATAAAATTTTACGACAATCCTCAAGCAGTAACTAAAGAGGACTTTGAAGATGATTTAAAACGAATCAAGTACATTAAGAGGTTATTGAAAAGATATAAGAACACAGGAGTTCTTAAAACACATCTGATCCTTAACCATCTTATTGTATTATTCAACGTCTTTAATGATGCTACTGTTCCATTATTGTTGTATAATTTAGAGAAAGATCTCTGGCCAGCGATTAAAAGTTTTTTAATGTTTTTAAATCGTATTCCAGAATATCCTCCCTCTACAATACATGAAATTGATGAAGATCAAGTTTGTGTTACTCAGTTAAACGAAGAAATCTAATGGATATTGATAGAATTATTTCTATTATTCGGACTTTGAAAGAAGAGGGTGCAGTTGCTATGCCAACAAATAATGTAAGTAGTGGTAATATCGCAGGTACAAAAGCAGCAGGAGATGATCCTCCTGTAAGAAAAAAGAAAAAATACATCTATGGTGGTAGAGGATCAAGAAAGATGTGGTTAGCAAATAAGAAAGATGGATGATAATAATACAAATGCAAATACTGCTATATTAGAAAGACTAGAAAGAATTGTAGAAACTTTACAGGATAACTCTGTGAAGATGGGACAGTTACTTGCTGTTCATGATGAGAAATTAGATAAACAGGATAGAATAGATGCAGTATTATTTGAGAAAATTGAATCGCTACACAAAGACTTGGAAAGGTCAACTTCAGAGATTAAAAAGGGGTGTGAGAGAGATATTCGGTTAGTAGATAATAGACTCCGTGTTATGGAGAAGAAGATGTGGAGTATATTTGGTGCGTTAAGTATAATAAGTTTCATAGTATCCCCGATTGGACAAAGATTTGTAAAAGGATTGACAGTTCCACAACAAACGAGTATAATACAAGAAAAGTAATTACTATAGAATGAGTGAAGTTGAATTTAAGAAGCATCGTGTGTTCCGTGAAACACAGGATGTTATTTTTTATGATATATCTGTAGATGAATCTAATGCAGCCGACCTTGTTGTACACACTGGTACTGCTATATCGCCTCCAGATGATACTGTAGGAGCAAAACAGTTTTATATACACAAATACCAAGATGACTATAATCGAGTGGTCTCAGGGGAAAGAACCTTTGAATTAGTTAATTTTGATTGGAAGTATCGCTATCATATCGTACATTTGAATCGTCAGAGTGGTGCATTGGTCATACCACGAAACACTTACCATCGTTCAATATCAGGAGAGAACGGTTCAATTGTAATTAATCAGGCAAAGAGATATGAAGGTTTCAATCCATCAGAAGAGTTCATACCAAGGTCTTCTGCCATTAATCCAGATTTATATGCTATACTATTGACAGAAAAACCTGTCATTCATACTTTAGGCGAGTAATGGATTTTATAGATTCAAAGTATATTGGTTTATTGTCATCCAGACTTCAAAAGTTTAAGAGAGTTAAATCTGATCTTTATAACTTTCGTTGTCCAATTTGTGGCGACTCTCAAAAGCATAAGAACAAAGCAAGAGGATATATCTATCCAGTAAAGGCAGACATGAATTTCAAGTGCCATAATTGTGGTGCTTCATCTACCTTAAGTAATTTTATTAAAACTTTAGATCCTGTTCTTTATAAACAATATATCTTTGAAAAGTTTAAAGAACGTAACACAGGTAAAGGATCAATCTTTGAAGAACCAAAATTTGAAGTTAAGAAACCAGTATTTAGAAAGAAAATAGATTTACCAAGGGCATCTGAGGTTCCTATTGCTAAGAATTATCTTGAAAAGAGAAACTTAGATGCGTCTCAATTTTACTTTGCTGCAAAGTTTAAAGAGTGGACAAATACCCAAAAACATACATTCGACACTATAGGTAGGGATGAAAGTAGAATCATTATACCAATGTATGATACAGATAAGAATCTGATTGGATTTCAAGGCAGAAGTCTAGGTCCTAATTCTGTTAAATATATCACTGTCATGCTTCAAGATAAAGCACCTAAACTGTTCGGCTTAGACAAAATTGATGATAAGAAACCCATTTACATTACCGAAGGACCGTTCGACTCGACCTTCTTGGAAAACTCGGTTGCTATGTGTGGCTCCGATCTTGATATTGGGTCGTTTGGTTGGAGCAGTTATATTTGGGTTTTTGATAACGAACCTCGCAACAGAGAAATCATTGAAAGAATCAACAAGACCATTGATCGAGGAGATCAGATAGTCATTTGGCCGTCCAATATTGATGAAAAGGACATAAATGACATGGTTCTTAGTGGACATAACGTAAAGTCCATAGTAGAATCAAATACATATTCATCACTACAAGCAAAAATTAAATTTAACAATTGGAAAAAGGTATGAGCATCAAAGTTAAGAAACGCAATGGAAGAGGAATAGAACCACTTAACCTTGAAAAGATACATGCCATGGTTGAACAGGCATGTGAAGGTCTTGCAGGTGTCTCTGCAAGTCAAGTAGAAATACAATCAGGATTGCAGTTTTACGATGGGATATCTACTGGAGAGATTCAAAACATTTTAATTAGATCTGCGAGTGATCTCATAGATTTAGATTGTCCTAATTATCAATTTGTTGCAGCAAGATTATTATTATTTTCTATTCGTAAGCAATTGTGGGGACGCATATATGATATACCTAAAGTAAAGGATCATGTTTTAGATTGCATTGAGAAGGGTGTATATGATCCTGAGTTAGTTACTTTATATACTGAGGAAGAGTTTGATAAACTTGAATCTTTCATAGATCATCATAGGGATATGATGTTTACTTATGCGGGTTTGAGACAGGTCGTAGATAAATACTTAGTACAGGACAGAAGTGGTGGTGGGGTCTATGAGTCTCCTCAGTTCATGTATCTGTTAATATCTGCATCTATCTTTGCAGAATATCCAAAAGAAACTCGACTCGATTATGTCAAAAGATACTACGACGCAATCAGCAAACACAAAATCAACATTCCCACACCTATCATGGGAGGGGTTAGAACTCCACTTAGACAATTTGCTAGCTGTGTTCTTGTTGATATTGATGACACCCTCGATAGCATCTTTAGTTCTGATATGGCTATCGGCAAATATGTTGCACAAAGGGCGGGTATCGGCATCAACGCGGGTCGCATCCGTGGCATCAACAGTAAAATCAGGGGTGGCGAAGTGCAACATACAGGTGTTGTCCCGTTCCTCAAAAAGTTTGAAAGTACTGTCAGATGTTGCACTCAAAATGGCATCCGTGGTGGATCAGCGACTGTCCACTTCCCCATATGGCACAAAGAAATAAAAGATATATTAGTTTTAAAGAACAATAAAGGAACAGAAGATAACCGAGTAAGAAAATTAGATTACTCAATTCAACTTAGTAAATTATTTTATGAAAGGTTTTTATCCGCAGAGGAGATTAGTCTTTTTTCTCCTCATGATGTGCCAGGGTTGTATGATAGTTTTGGTACGGAATCTTTTGATGATCTATACATCAAGTATGAATTAGATAAATCAATTCCCAGAGATACTATAAATGCACAAGAACTTATACTAGACCTCTTGAAAGAAAGAGCAGAAACTGGTAGAATATACATTATGAACATAGATCATTGTAATTCCCACTCATCCTTCTTGGATAAAGTGGAAATGAGTAATCTATGTCAGGAGATAACACTCCCAACTAAACCTATACAACATATTGACGATGAAACTGGGGAAATTGCTCTCTGTATCCTTTCTGCTATTAATATTGGCAAAATTAGGGATCTTTCGGATCTTGAAAGCCTCTGTGATCTTACTGTTAGGTCTCTTGATGAGCTCATTGATTTCCAACGATATCCAGTTAGAGCAGCAGAGATCGCTACCAAGGCACGTAGATCGCTTGGGGTAGGTTATATTGGTCTTGCTCATTACCTTGCTAAGAACGGTGTAGGGTACGAAGATAAGAAGGCATATAAGTTAGTTCACGACCTAACTGAAGCATTCCAATACAACCTAATAAAGGCAACTGTACAACTTGCAAAGGAAAAAGGTCCATGCGAATACTCAAATCGCACCAAGTATCATAATGGAATTCTTCCTATAGATACATATAAGAACGATGTCGATGAAATTGTTCCAAACAATCTGAATTATGATTGGGAAACTCTCAGAAAACTTGTCGTTCAATATGGAGTCAGGAACTCAACATTGTCCGCACAAATGCCTTCGGAGAGCAGTTCCGTTGTGTCTAATGCCACAAACGGAATCGAACCTCCTAGAGGATACTTGTCCATTAAAAAATCAAAGAAAGGACCCCTTAAGCAAATTGTTCCGCAGTATGGGACTTTGAAAAATGCTTACACCCTTCTTTGGGATATGAAAAATAATAATGGATATATTAGCATCGTTGCAGTAATGCAAAAATTCTTCGACCAAGCCATATCTGGTAACTGGTCTTACAACCCACAACACTTTGAAGGTAATGAAGTTCCTACTAGTGTTATGGCAAATGATCTTCTAACCACATATAAGTATGGATGGAAGACTTCTTATTATCAAAATACTCATGATATGAAGAGTGATGAGATTGAGGAACCCGCACATTCAATAGGATGGCATGATAATGTTCCCGAAAAATCATCGGAGTTAGATAATTTAATAAATGAATGTTCAATAGAAAATCAAGAGGAGTGCGAGTCCTGTGCAATTTAGACAAAATTCTACGGAGAAAAAAGTGGTTGATTCTATGACTGTGTTCAACACAGAACAGGTCAACACTAAAAAACAACCTATGTTTTTTGGTGCACCTTTAGGTGTTCAGAGATACGATTCTTTCAAGTATCCTGCATTTGAGAACTTAACTAAGTCTCAATTAGGATATTTCTGGAGACCAGAAGAGGTATCTCTACAGAAAGATCGTGGAGATTATCAATCATTACGACCAGAGCAAAAGCATATTTTTACATCAAACTTGAAGTATCAAGTTATGCTTGATTCTGTACAAGGTCGTGCACCAGGTATGGCATTTGCACCATACTGTTCTCTACCTGAGTTAGAAGGATGTATGAACGTATGGCAGATGATGGAGATGATTCATTCTCGTTCATACACATACATTATGAAGAATGTGTATTCAAATCCAAGTGAGGTCTTTGATACTATTCTTACAGACAATAGAATCTTAGAAAGGGCAGAGAGTGTCACAGGATCCTATGATGCGTTTGTAAATCAGGCACATCAGTATGATACAAGTAACTGGTGGAAATCAGAGTGGCAAGGACCTAATGCAGATAATGAAAAAAAAGAATTAAAACGAAAACTTTATAGGGCAGTAGCTAATGTCAACATTTTGGAAGGTATCCGCTTTTATGTATCTTTTGCTTGTAGTTTTGCTTTTGGTGAACTTAAATGCATGGAAGGGTCTGCGAAAATCATATCGCTTATTGCAAGAGATGAGAATCAGCATCTGGCAATAACTCAAAACATCCTAAACAACTGGAGAAAAGGTGACGACAAACAAATGTCTGAAATTGTAAAAGAAGAAGAATCTTGGATAGTAAAAGAGTTTGAAAAGTGTGTTGATGAGGAAAAGAGATGGGCAGAATACTTATTCAAAGATGGATCTATGATTGGATTAAATGATAAATTACTTCATCGTTATGTTGAATGGGTAGCAAACCGTAGAATGAGATCAATAGGAATTAAACCAATTTATGACGTATCTGCAAGAAACAATCCACTCCCTTGGACAGAACATTGGATCAGTTCTAAGGGTCTTCAAGTCGCACCACAGGAAACAGAAGTCGAATCCTACATCGTTGGTGGAATCAAACAAGACGTTAAAAAAGACACCTTCTCAGGATTCAAACTCTGATATAGAGTGGGATTTAGAAGAATTAAAAAAAGCAATTAGGGATTCTGCAGATCATGAATGGGATGATTTTGCGGGTGGATAAATATAGGAAATAATGATTAATTTAGGATGGAATGCGATTATGAAAATCCCTGGTACTACAAAGGTACAGCTTTCACTTCTGACGATATTGGCGATTTCTTCGGTTACGTCTACCTCATTACAAATAAAACAACAGGTAAAAAGTACATTGGTAGAAAGTACTTCGTACAAAAGAGAAAACCCAAGGGTGGAAAACGACGTATTACTTCTGAGTCTGATTGGAAGAAGTATTATGGAAGTTCCCCAGACCTCAAAGCCGACGTATCCAGATATGGAAAGACCAATTTTTCCAGAGAGATTATGTCCCTTCATACCACACTCGGACGAACCAATTATGAAGAGACCAAGCAATTGTTCTTAAATAATGTTTTGATGGAATCACTTGACGATGGAACACCAATGTATTATAATAGTAACATCCTAGGACGTTACATGAAAAAAGATTATGGCAACTTTGAAAGAAACTCTGAAACAGACTCATGATTGGTCTGTTAGTCGTATCAATGAACTTTGTTCTCGTGGTGATTTTGAAGAGGTTGTAAACGGTGACTCAATACGTCAAGAGTTTATGGAATGGTTAGACATAGAAAAAGAAAGTCATGTATTATCTTTGGAGTACATAGAGGATGCTGATAGTGGTGTAGATATTATAGAAATTTAGATTATATATAGTGTAGATGTAAATACAGTAAGATTATGTTATCCTTTTTACTCCCATTTGCTACAAAAGTTATAACTGATGCAGTAGCAAAAGTACCAGACAATGAAGAACTGGGCGAAAAACTAATAGGCATTTGCCTTATTATCCTTAAGAAAGCAGTCAAGTTGACAAAAACCGATATGGATGATAAACTATTAGCACAGGTAGAATCTGCAATTAAAGCAAGATAAAAATTATGCAAAAAATTATTAATGGAATTGCCATCTTCTCAGGTGCTGTGGCACTTGGTGTAGTTGGTCTTGGTGGATATGTCTTTATCCGTAAGGATGCGATTATCGAAAATGCCAAAAGTAAAATTATGGAAGCCATAATGCCAGGTGGAATGGGTGGTATTCTTGGTGGAGATGCAGGTGGAGGAGCACTTAATGGTTTAGATATACCTAAGTTTGGAGCTCCTGATGCTGATACACCAGATTCATCTAATCCTGCAGTAGGTCCTAAATCGCCTATACCATTAGGTTTTTAAATAAACATATGTTTGCATAGAATTGAGAATGCTATATATAAATAGTCTCTCAATTTTATGTCATGGCAGAAGCAGTTAAAGAAGTAAAAGCAGAAGAACCTAAAAAGTCAGTAGGTCCTATTGCAAAACTAAAAGAATTATCCGAGGACAAAGAGGAGCAGATGGAAATCTTCTCAACTTTTGTTAGACTCGGAATTTTAATTTGGAGTGGTGGTATATTAACATTAAATTATGTTACAGTTCCAAATTTCCCTCAAAAAAATATTGACCCAACTTTCATAGCTTCGGTCTTTACAGGGGTCCTAGCCAGTTTTGGAATTCAAACAGCGAATAAGAAGAATGGTAATAGTGCATCAAAACCTGCACCCGCTCCAATATCTAAACAAGATATGGAAAAACTAATTGAAAAGGCAGCAAACACAGCACCTGCACAAACAATTAGATTAGAACAAGCACCAATGGTTCTTGCTCCAAGTCCAACCCCAACTAAGAAAGGATAGTGGATAAGAAAAGTGCCTTTATATTAGGATTAGGAACTGTTTTGGGTATATCCCATATCGGTATGATTGGATTGCTATCAAATAATTCCTCATTTCCTAAATTTGATTTGCCTATAGGAAAGTATACTGCATACAGAATAGAGGCAGATAAAACTGGATATAAGATTGATTACAGAGCACATGATCCTAGGATTGTAACATCTACAGAACAAATCAGTAGACCTGCAGGTTTCCTAGGAATGGGTAAGAAGAATGTAGATATTAAGAAACAAAATGTAGTAGGAGAGACTACTACAAATTCCTCTGGACTAACTGAAAAACAGATAGCATGTATTAAGGCAAGAGGAAGTGGAGAAGGAACTGGTAAGATGGTTGGTGGTGCATTAGGTGCTGCTACTGTTACACAAACTGGTGTATCATCTATTCCTATAGTAGGATGGGTAATAGGCGGTGCAATATCAATGTTTGGTATGGATCAAGGTGCTGAAATCGGAGGTCAAATGGCAGTTGATTTTGCAGATTGTGATGAAGAAATTAGTATTGGAGAAAAATGATGGCAAATTATGGGGAGTGGAATGAAAGTTTTGAAGATGAAAACTTACTCAGAGAAGTAGTTGGAGATGATAACAATGATAGGAAGAGGAAAACAAATCTTAATGAGGAAGAGGAAACCGAACAAGATATCCTAACTTAGTTAGTGTGTCCACACATTGATGCGTATTTATACCTAGTGTGTTATTATAAATAATAACGTACTGGAGTTGAAACTATCATGTCCCACTACACATTAGGTTGGCACGACCAACAAAACAAACACCACGAAATTGGTGAATATGCTGAAGACGCATTTGAAGCAGTAAGACACGCAAGGGAGGATGTTCCGTATCTACACGAGCATCCTTTTTCTTTGGATACAATTACTAAGGAGGAAAATGAAGAACTTACCTATTAAATCATCTTGTATTATATTTGGATCTATCATTGCAACTGGATGGTTCCTTGTACCACAAGCATGGGCACATCCTATATTTGTATGAAGAAATTTAATACATGGGTGTTAGACACCACAATTTACATCTTAGATTTTCTTTACAGGGGTAGAGACTTTCAAAGATTCTGGGTATTAGAAGTTATTGCAAGAGCACCCTACTTCTCATTTATTAGTGTACTACACTTCCGTGAGTCACTTGGATTAAGAGGAGAAGATCATATATATTTGATGAAGGAACATTTTTATCAGGCACTCAATGAAACAGAACACTTGGAAGAAATGGAGCTTAGAGAAGGTAACAAATATTGGATTGACCGCTTCTTTGCCAAACATCTTGTTTTACTTTATTATTGGATTATGGTTGGGTACTATCTTCTTAGTCCTAAGAACGCTTATGACATCAACATGAAGAT